CACATGTGATCCCTTTCGGAGAGTGTAAGTGCAAGGCTCAATTTCTAACCTTCTATACACTCATGTCCACCATTTAGGCGGTATCGCATTATAAATTTGTGATCCTTAACTAGGAGGGTTTCCCCACCTCCTGACGCAACGCGTCACTTGGCTACCTAGAAAGGAAAATTTATGACACGTTAATGCACGTCCGAGAACGAGCAACTACGCCAAGGTCCAGAAATATTACTAAACCTACCACACGATCACGGTGTGGATTTTTGTAAGATGATCTCCTGATCAAATGTGCCCTACTTTATTAAGTAGGCGGGCACCACCTACAACTACGAGACAGGTGAGTTCGTCACGTAGATAATGGGAGGTCCGGTGTAAAAACCGAGAGTGAAATCCTCCCCAGCAGCGACCCAACGCAAGATGTTACCTGTCTTGGATGGGGACGGCGTAAACTCATAGCCGTACTGGTGATAATTGTGGAGCGGGTCTGCTTCCACTTTATTACGCTTCGCTGGTGTAAATCGCCTATTCGCATAGAACGGTACCTCAAATTCCAAACATGGATTTTGAGTCATTTGAGTGGCATGCATTCCAGAGTGCCCCTGCGCAAGCGCAGGGGTTCGATCATAGAACGCTCTCGTTCTCTGGATCCCTAACGCAGTCGTGGGATCTGGCATATCAGCTTCAAAGCGTGCGTGGTTTCCAGCCACACGCGTTCCGAATCTTGATGCATAGAGAAGGCCGCCCGCATCCGCTCCATTTCCCACCATTAGTTTATATCTTATGGCACCGCGCCAGCCTGTGAAGGCCGGGGTCAGATAATTCATGAGCGTAGTCGCACAGTAATTATAGGGAGTTCCACCCGACGGCTGGTCCGTCGTGTCTACTCCACCAGGAGAATATCCTCTGTAGTATGGGAAATTGGGTGTTGTCACCCGATAGTGTACAGGTTGACCCGCCGTTGAGTTTCCTCGTGTGGCATCCACATTGTGGAAATTATACCTCTTCAACATTTGTCGAAAAGAAGGTATAGGGTCAGCAAAGTACACCATCTGCGTGGCGTCACTCTGTGACAGGCCTGTTGCCATCGTTTCGTCAGTATTCATCGACATTGGGGCGGACTCCATTTGTGTGGAGTCTGCGTCGGCTGACATTTCTATGCCCGACTGGGGTTCAAATCCAGACTGGGGTTCATAGTACGAGACATTGGCCAAATTCAGTGAGTCTGGCGTTGCCACTTCGAAATCATCTCCCATCGAGACGAAAACGTTGATAGCAATGTCATTATCTGCCACTGAATTCGGGACCGTAAGTTCATTCACAACATAAACTTTAATAATCCCATTACCGTAATTGTCACTAAATCCGGTAATGTCCGACTTTCCAAATCGCACGTTGTCCGTAAGCACTCGAGTTTCCAAGAATGCTTTAGGGACACCCCAACCTATGTCAACAGTGAAGTCTCGCTCGCTAGCAAGATCCAACACGTAAGTATAATTCGTGTTATATTCACTGGACAATGTGGTCTTGGGTTCGTATACGACTCTGAGTCGGCCCTTATGGAACTGAGAGGCGACAACCTGAAACCTAAACTTCATTGTTCCGCGCCAATACCTGAATGGCATGGCGGCAAAAGCGCACGCTGTTAGATGATGTTCGCGGGGAGTACCCACGGTATCAAACTTGACAGGGTTCACTTCGGAATTCCAAAGTTGGGTATCGGCTAAATCGCTGACGGCCCAGTCAAACGTGGTGAGATATGATTCTCTACACGCAATTGACTTGATGGTCATTTCATCAGTTCCGTCCAGACCGAATGTCCTAGTGTCACAGGTTAACTCCTGCTTCGCATCGACTGCTAATGATGTAGTCGAATCTGGGACGTTGGTATTGGCTAAATTGCCTAAATACGCTGGTCTGTAGGGGACGATTGGGTCCAATACAGCAGGACGGCTATATCCAAATATCTTAGCCACTCCTGCCACGGCATTTGCCGCTAGCTCGGTTGCCCGAGCATACGCACCGATAACCGGTGCCGTTGACAACGCACCTGCCCACCGCGCTAATGAAGCGGCTGGTGCAGATACGGGAGAATGGCCGTACTCATCGCCAGCCTGGGGTTCCAATCCAGACTGAGCGACAATGGCTCCAGGTTCAGCAACTGTCGGAATTGACAGGTGAACATCCTCCGCCCAAACAAATACGGAAATTGTAATATTATCCGCTGCGTCATTCGCATGTTTGAGATTGTTTATAGTGTGTATGATGCATTCACCCATCTCACGCCATTCCATCTCCGGTACTGACAAGTAGTTCTTGTACCAGAAATAGGGTAAAGCGAGAGTCCCACCTTGCGATTTGGTGGGATCTAG